TTCGGCACAGCCGGTCGCCAATGCAACTTCAAGATCTTGTGGGGAGAGCAGATTGGCGTACAAGATGAAGAAAGCTGGCTTAATGCACTGATGGGGTCTGACAACATTGTTCAAAGTGGAGCTTGGTACACCTTGGTATACAAAGACGGATCATCAGAAAAGTTCCAAAGCAAGACATGGACCAAAAAGTTACAAAATGATAAATTTAGACAAAGAGTTCTTGAATTAATGGACGATGAAATCGTCAAAAAATATGACCAAAAAATGGAAAAGGTCACCAACTAAGGAGAAAATAATGAGTGTTTGTGTATTATATATTATGTTAAGTGGCGGGGTCTTTATGACACCTGGCTGTCACACTGAACAGGGTATAGTTTATCCTGAAAAAATCATTTATACAGAAACCATCCCAGAGATGTATTCTTACTTGCCGTATCGTGCCCCGATGTTTACACCCTCGGTGGTTTACCGCGATTGGCGTCCACTCCCTAATCACACGCGCCGCTATCGCAAATGGCGACCACAGCGCCGGGGACGACGCAATATTACTATCAATCGTTATTACTACGATTCCCCAAAAAAGAGCACGAAGCCTGTTCGAAAGGTCGTTGTTAAAAAGCGGCATAATAAGAAGAAATTCAAAAAGAAATAACTAGTTATAGTACTATGAAATCTCTTCACAAGCTCAGGCGATTAATCAGGGAACAAGTACTGTCTAATGAGTACCAAGCTCTGGTCGAAATTCATTTTGATAATCAATTCAAGGTTACTGAAATACTAGACCAGATAAGAGCACTCTGCGGAGTCATCATCGTCAATGCAGAATCCTCCCAAGCCATAACTGATAGAAAGCAAAAGGTTCTTACAAAAGTTAAATTCTATGCTTTTAATGTTCCTGTTGGCTATCATGTCGGTAAGATGGTGGACAAAGCATTAGCGATTGATGGAATCTACGCTTTTAGAGTTAAGAAAGTAAAAACCCCTAGAAAATAAACAACCAGAGGTTATAATGAAGAAGCAGCGTTGTCTTATAATAGACATGTTCAATATGTTCTACAGGGCTTGGATTGTAGATCCTTCCCTGTCAGCGAATGGGCACCCTATTGGTGGCTTAAAAGGCTCTCTTAAGATACTTCAAAAACTAATGAGAGAGACACAGCCCAATAGGGTTTTTATTTGTTGGGATGGACCTGGAGGCTCACAGCGCCGCCGTAGTATAAATAAAAACTACAAGGAAGGAAGAAAGCCAGCGAAGGTAAATTGGGACAGCAGCTTTCTGTCTCCTGAAGCTAAAGAGGAGAATAGGAAATGGCAGCAAATTCGCTTGATGGAATATTTCAACAACATGCCTCTTTGTCAACTGTTACTTCCTTCGGTAGAGGCTGATGATATCGTTTCTTTCGCCTCGCAATCTTCACACCTTGCAGGCTGGCAAAAGATTATTGTTTCCAGTGATAAGGATTTTTTCCAGCTTGTCAACAAAGAAACTATTCTTTATAGACCCATTCAGAAGGTTTTTTTGAATGAGAGGGATATTCTTGAAAAACATAAAATTCATCCTCAAAACATGGCTCTCGCGAGGTCGATTGTAGGAGACACCAGTGACAATCTTCCAGGCATATCTGGAGTTGGACTAACGACAGTGGCTAATAGATTTCCCTTTCTTTCTGAAGACAAAGAATATCTCTTAGAAGATGTTATAAAACACTGCGAAAACGCAAACTCTAGCGCGAAGGCTTACGAAAACATTGTCGATGGTAAAGAGCTAATTCGCGAAAACTACAAGATGATGCAGCTTTATTCGCCAAGCATAAGTGTGCAAGGAAAGACTTATTTGCGACAAGCGATTGAAGAGTGTGACATTACTTTTAATAAAACAGAGATTAAAAAAATGATGATCCAAGATGCTTTTGGCGAGTTTAACTGGACTGATCTATATCGAATTTTTAATAGAATATCTGTTGAAAAGTAATTAAGCATTTGCTATAATATAAAAATCATAAAATGGAAACTTAATGCAAAAAGACAACATCAGCTTCTCAAAGTATGGCAAGAATTTTCAAGAGGTCTTGGCCTACTTGATTCTTGAAGATAGACCTTTTTCTGAACAGGTAGAAGAAGTTTTGGATGTTAACTTTTTTGAATTAAAATATCTGCAAATATTTTGCAAGAAAATTTTGTTAAGCCGGATTATATTAAAGATGAATATATGGGTGAATGGCCTCCAAAATACGAGCAAACAACTACATGTATCGATTTATCTAATTTTATTAAAACAAATTTTAGCTTAGAAGATGAAATATACTTAAAGTTAGATGTAGAAGGTGCAGAATTTCCCGTCTTTAATAAAATGATTGAAGATGATACGTTAAAATATATTAATACTCTTGCTGTTGAATGGCATGACGAAATGATTAAAGAATGTAATCTTAATGAACTTAATCAAATATATTCTAACTATAA